GAATATGCACTGTCAGGTGTAGGTGCTACCATTAACGATAACTCTGTGGGCAACGCAGATTGAGGACCAAAAATAGCGTAGTATTTAGGTAACCCCGTAGATAGAGCTGAAGGGTATGCCTCTCTAAGAAAACTCACGTCTTTATCTATTAGAAAACTATATGTACCCGATCCATCAATCGCCGCTATTGAATACACAGCAAGGAAATCATTAGGGCAAGATATAAATGCATTAGATGCAGTTGCAGTACCCGTTACATTTTTACGAAGAACAGGTATCTGGACAGAGTTATAAATTCTTGATTCAGCCTGTTTAACAAACGTAGGTATATTTGCTATGAACGATGGCTCATAAGACTCTGAGTAACCTAATACAGCTTGATAAAGTTCTGCGTAGTTCACGCCATTGGGCCTCTAGCTGTGGTGCCTTTAGTAGCTGCACCGTTACCACGTGTTTTAATACCCGAAGTTTTAATGTTTGTTTCTGGATACCCTGAAGTGCTAGGTGCATTGTATGGAGTAGGGTTCCACTCGTTGTAGTCTGCTTCTTTTATTTTTGATGGTGATGTGTCTTGTTTAGCCATTTTTAATAATCCTTAAAGTAATATGTGGTCGCCGTTTTCTTGTAAAATATATCCGCCTATAAGACCGTAATAGGTAAGAGTCGGATCTTCTATTAATAAAGAGCTATTATGGTACGTTGCATCTGGTTTATCTGGTCTTGGTTCTCTTACTGCTTGTGCGTCAACTACTGGGTACTGACCTTGTCTTAACTGCGGATGACTTGGCTCCCAACATCTACTACATACTTTTATGTTTGTTACGTTATCTTTTAATACAAGTTTTTTTAACTTGTTGAGCTTGAACCACTCACCGCATCTATCGCAGACAGCCTGCGTAAATTTACCAGAACTGTATTTAACAGCCATTATCTAAGAATCCTTGGCACTACATGTAAAGAAGCTTTATCTCTATCTTCTTCAGATGCACGTTGAAATTGTTCTTCATAGTCAGCTTTTAATGCTATAACTCGATTAGGATCCGTACCTACTATTTTCATAGATAAATAATAAGCTAAACCTGCAACCATAGCAGGTATAAACCTGAACGGAATATCCATTGTATTAACAGCAGTACCGGCATCTTGTATGCGCCTTAGTCTCCAGTATACTAATGTATAAGTTGTTGCGCTGTCTGGTAAAGGCCATACATTAACTTGGGGTACTTGCGCTTGTCTATTTACCCATAACTGCACAGGACGACCTGTTGTGTTTTTAGAAGGTATAGTTGCATAAGTAGAGCTAGAGATTCTAGCCATATTAATGTCTATTTGCGTAGTACCTGTACCTGTACGTACAACCTGATCTAATAAATCTATAGTATCTGTAGGTAAGTTATATGCTCCAGTACCCGCTACTAAAGGAATAGAGCCTTGTTCTATAGTCCACAAATTAATGCCACGATTTGCCCACTCTATAGTTAAAAGATTAAGCGATCTCCTAGCTGTTTTTAAATCATAACCAGAACGTAATTCTGATCCTGCACGTTCAAATGCCTCTTCTACTAGCTCCGCAAGATCTAAATTAAATGTTGTGGTATTAGACGATGTCATTTTTTAACCTGTTTGTTTTTAGTAGCTGGAGGAAAAGACTTGACTACCCCTCCTTTTTTGTATAAGTCTACACTATTTGGGTTATCTTTGCGAATAACCTTTTTAGGTATTTTTTTGGGATTTATATCACCCATGCCTCTACTTGGTCGCATAGTTATTTACCTCATCAGCCGTTAATACAACATCGGTTGACGCTACTTGTAGTAACTGCAAAGCCCCATTAATAATAGTCTGAGCAGTCGTTGTGTTAGTCGGAGTTGTGATTATTGTCATGGTTTATCTCAACGTAAGCGAGTGATATAGTTATCTTTCTTATTAATTAGTTGTAATTACCGAGTCATCACTAAGTTTTGCATACAAACCTAATGTGCCATTGCAGTAACCTACCTCTGTAATAGTTTTTCCAGACAGATCACTGACCCATTGATAAGCAGATTTAACAGTAGTATTTACCAGTGGACCAAAAATTAAATTATTAGCTGAATAACCAGGGTTTACTGATCCATCTGTACCTGTAAAATAATTACCATCAACTAAATAATAAATACAAGCTCTAGCACCAGAAGCCGCTGTTAATAATCCTAAGCACTTAATATAGTTTGCTTTTTTTGCATCTGACCAAAGCTGAAAAACAGCAGGTGTCAACCAACCAGCCTCAGTCTGAAATAATGGCTTATTAATACCAGCAGTTGCCAAGTCTTTTTTATACTTAATAATTAAGCCAACGTAATCTGATAAAATAAATTGGCTATGCTCCTGTGCTGCATAGATAGAAAAATCATAATGATGATACCCAACGTAATCACACCAATTTCCAGCTGTTGTCCCATCACCAACTATACCTGATGCCCATTTATCCATATATCCACCAACTATGCTAGGACTAACAATTATTACAGAGCTATCAATAGCTTTTGCTGCTTGGTAAATAGCCTTTGATGTTCTAGCAAGTTGAGCTGGCGTGCCTATATAGTAATCCGCTGAGTTTACTCCTCCGCTAAATTGAGGCTCATTCCATACCTCAATAGCGGCTATTTTCTTTGTTGATCCTGCGTTGTAGCGATTCATCAACATTGTTATATATGCCGCTACTGTTACCGATCCTGATGATGTAAGATCATTAACTGGACTGGCTCCGTATTGCGATCCATATTGATCAGTAAAATTTACTGTTGTATCAGCTGCCCAAGCTGGAGTGCTATACAGTGTATAAAGTATTTTTTTACCTTGACCGTACCAATAGTTTATATATATGTCTAATTTTGCAAGCTCAGTAGAATTAAAAACACCAGCAGATGTATGAATATTTCTCCATGACGTAGCTAGGCTGTCATGTGTCCTTACCCACCCATAAGAAACTCCCAAGCTAGGAATTTTATTCATATATGGAGTGCCTGAATCAACACCTGAAGTAATCAAATATGTTGAGTCATAAACAGCCCTCCCCATATGAAATCCTAGAAAATCATTAGGCACAACAGTGTTTATACCTGTGATGATTGGAGCTGAGCCAATACCTTTAGTTCCAATTAATGATGAGTTAGTAAATGCTGTAGTCATAGCATTTACCAGTAAATTCTTATGATGCCGTCAGCGCCTGCTGCTCCAGCTGTATTTCCACCACCGCCACCGCCACCACCATTACCAGGAACGCTAGGGGTGTGATAAGGTGATATACCGCCAGGGCCACCAGCTCCTGAATAACCTGGGAATTGTTGAGAAAAAATAGTTTGACCGCCTGCACCGCCACCTGCTTTCCAGTTATTAGTGCCGCCTTTAGCTCCACCGCTTGTATTGCCTAGCCATATATTTATTCCAGCAGATTCTCCACCATCAAAACTTATAGTACCATTATCAGTTCCACCGCCGCCGCCGCCGCCTACTTGCAGATAAAATCCAGTTACACCTTCAGATATGCCTGGGGCTGAAGAACCTAAACCCCCTATTGTAGAGCTGCCTGCGCTTCCCGATCCTGACGCATAACTAGGATACCCCAATGCGCCACCTGCTCCACCACTTAATGCTGATGTTGCCGCTTTTCCACCACGACCAATTGGAATATTGAGAATATCAGGGGATCCCAATCCTGAAAATGTAAGCTCTGGCGCCCAAATACGACTAACACTACCATCGCCACCATTACCGCCTACGACTCCAACAGTAGTTGATGCTGCTCCAGCTAACCCACCTTTGCCTACTATGATATTTAAATAGGTAATACCTAACGGTATTCTTATTGGAAATAGTAAGCAACTACAACTACTTGACCCACCTCCACCAGCTGCTGACCAATTAGCCCCATACCACCCAGCACCACCACCACCACCGCCAGCAGCAGCATCAATAAACATAACCCCGCCTGCTTTATCGGCTGGAACAGGCAGCGTATAAGCATTTCCTGAGTTAAAATCTGTGTTATTTTGTGTATATTCGACTATTAATGACATAGAACCACCTATTTGTTTTTTTGACACCCCATTACCTACATACAAATCCGTCCCAACTCTAGCTGTGCCGACAAAGCCAGAGGGAATAGCAGACAAACTTGCATAAGTCTTAACCACATTAGCATTAGCATCAACGCCAGCCTTTAACACACTTGCACTTACCGTCTGTGCAGTCGCACTTGTACCTGCTTGGGCTGTAGCGGAGTCCATAGCAGTGGGTAATGCAGTCGTATCAGCTTTTAGTGCTAAAGCCGCGTTTACAGTAGATGTATCAGCTTTTGGTGCTAGACCTGCGGTTAAATCAGCTTGTAATGCTGTTGTTCCGTTAGTTGATGGTAAAGTTACTGTTACGTTTGAGGCTGTTGCTGGTGCTGCTAATGTTATGCTACCGCCTAAGGTGTCACTTGATATTTTTAATGAACTCATTTGTCATGCCTTATAGAATAATTGATCTTGATCCAGCGGGTAGGTTATATACAACACCCGGAGCTAATGTAATTGGGCCTACAGCAAGAGTATTATACCCTACAGGCACATCATAACTTTTTGATACTATTTGACTATTAACCATAAAACCATTACTTCCTGTTTTTATAGCATCAGCTTTTAGTGCTAAAGCCGCGTTTACAGTAGATGTATTAGCTTTTAGTGCTAACCCAGCAGCTAACTCTGCATCTGTAGCTAACCCCATCCCACTTATTAATTGGTTAAGGGTAACTTTTTCCGTTACCCCATTATGCACTATAGGCAGTACGTCATTAGTAGGGTCTACTCCTGTGGAAGCAGGTAAGTTAGAGATAGTTGAGTCAGCCATTTTTAATCCTATCTATATTTGCATTTAGTTTTGCCGCGTTGAGCAACACCGTCACCACGACTAGTTAAACCACCGCTAGCCATACATTTTACAGAACCGCCTTTCTTTTGACCTATAGGTTTGCCTGTGTACATCTCGTCCCCATCACTACCCCCTGTTGATACATCTTTTGGTTTTGGCGTTAGTTTAGGTGTTGGTTTAGGTGTTGGTTTAGCAGCTTGCTGTTTTCTGTATTTTACAATCTCAGCAATGTTTGCGCTGTCATTGTCTTCGTAATTTGTTTTAGCCATATTAACGCACCTTACAAGAAGTTTTACCACGTTGAGCTACACCATTACCTTTAGATGCGGCCAATCCCCCATTCTTCATTTTTACTGACTTGTTACTAGCAGGTATATCGAATTTAGGGTTTACTACTTTATCTTTTGATTTTTTCATTTGCTTTTCTGACTCCTCACCTTTTGCATATTGCATGGGACTAATTTTACCTGATTTAATAGCTTTAGCTTCTTTAACTTCTTCTTTTACAGTATCTTTACCTTTAAACAAAGTTTTAAGTTTATTATCTTTCACTTCGCCACCTTTATTAAATGATTTACCTTTGTCTGCAGTGGCAAAATCTTTGCCTACTGATTGCGGAACACCCGCCTTTTTTGCAAATTTTGAGTTGTGTGCAACAGCTTCCATGAAGCGATGTTGTTTTAAATTTTTACTTGGCACCGCAATTCCACCTTTTTAATGACGCTGCTTTACGTGTAGGTTTACCATTCTCGTCTTTCATCGGGCCTGGCATACCACTCATTCTTGAGCAAAATGATTTACGTCTTCCTGCATCGGCTTTTGTTTTAGGGTGTGGAGCAGGTGCTTTTAAGTTTGATCCAGTAGCTGCGTTATATTTAGCTCTACCTTTAGCAGTAAGGCCCGCTCCTTTATCTACAGAAAGTTTTTCACCTCTACCAACAGCTAACGAAGGTGTTTTTTTAGATTTACTTGTTGGCATTAATGCCTCCGCTAATATTAATACTTCTTTATGGGTGCCATTGCCCTTAGCTCTATTATATATCCAACAAACTATTTGGCAGTTATCTTCTGTATAACCTAACTTAGGGTTTATTCTATCTATTGATGCAGTGAAAGCCCCGTATTTTTTACTAGATGCTTTTTTGTTAAATTTGATACCTGTTACTGAACATTTACCGTTTAGTATAGCATTTTCTACAAACTCCCTAGATAAATCAAATGCTAATCCTTTTTTCTCTGCTCTTGCTTTTGTACGATACCAAAGCTGGTAGGCGTACTTTTTAGGCATCAGTGTCTAAAAAAATCTATTAACCAAGATACGCCAGATCCTAAAGCAGCACCTGCACCTCCAACAACCATCAGCATATGCCATCCGCCTTTAGCTTCTGCTAGAGTAGACTTGATCTCTTGAAGAGTTTTTTTAACCTCTTCCATATCTTCGCTTAGTCTATCCATATCTGACTGTAGGTGTTTAATATCCGCGCCATGTTCAGCCACTTCTCTAGCTGTTCGGAGTACTTCAGGGTTTATTGATTCTGACATAACACATCACCCGTATATAACAGTAACACCAAAAGGTGCAGTGGTAGTAGGTGTGTACCATAACCCTTTATTGAATAGGATTCCTTCACCTGGCAGTAGTACATTAGTCATATTAGAGTTTGCTGCGCTATCTAAAATAAGCAGAACAGCTGAAGTATCAGCTGCGCTATTATCTGTATTACCATCATAAAATGTAGCTGTACCTGCAGTTAATCCTCCAGTAATCACAACACCTTTAATACGACCTCTCATAGGGCCTGTAGTTGGAAGTAATTTAACCGCTGTACCTAAAGTTGATGCACTAGAATGTACTGCTTTGACGTCAGTTTGCATACTCATAATAATCTCCTAAAATATAAAAAGAGGGGGCGGTTAACCCCCTAGACTAATTATTGAGCTGAGTAAGCTGATCTGTCGTCTGGTTGGGTATACTGTACCACTACGTTAACTTTACCTGCAGAAGCTGCAGTGCCTGAAAGAGTAAGCGTAATAGCTAAAGGAGATACAGGGAATGTGCCAGTAGTAGAAGATGAAATATCACCACCAGCAGCTGTAGTACTTAACCAGTTTGCACCAGTAATAGTAGTTGGAGCAATAAAACCTGCAGTAGAAACAGTAAGAGTTGTAACATATTCAGTGCCTGCCGCAGCTTTACCAACAGATACAACACTAGATGTTCCAGCATTATAAGCTGTTATTACAAGAGCCTGGATATTTACAATTCTAGTATTTGCAGGG